CGAGTCGTTTTTCAATCGCGTCCAGTCGTGCGCAAATTTTCTGCAGTATGTCGTTGACGGAAGCGGGCGGTTCGTCGCCGTGCATCATTGCCGCCAGTGGCACCGCAGATACCACTGCAAAGAGCCCTGCCACCGCAAGCACTGACCATGTCCTGTTCATGCGAAATACCCTCCACCCTGCGTGATTCTGTCGTATCGCTCAACCATCCGATCCGGCGTCAGCAGGAACCCGCCAAACGGCTCCCAGCTATTCGTGCACAGTTGTTCGTAACATCGCCGACTCATCAGATAGTAACCATCCCCGTGGGAATTCCACACCGCCAAATACCAATCCGCACCGACTTCCACGGCCCATATGATCTCTGTGGCATGTCCGCCGCCAGACCTCGGTGCGCTGTCCATGACTCGCTTCGGTGCACCGGGTACCGTCCGCCAGCTTACGCCCCAGAATGTGCCAATGTGCCCTGTGCTGCCTGCCGCGAGTGCGGCCAGCATATCGTCCCACTCTGGCAGGTCTTTGACCTCGGTGACGTGTGGTGCCTCAACCTGCAGGCCCTGACAACACCGCACAAACTCGGACGCCCTCCGGCAATACTGCGCGTAAGGCCAGACAGACTCAGTGGGCAATCCCGGATCGACCTGCAGACCGGGAATTCCCTCGCACAGCACCCGCACGCCCGAGTGTATCGACGTGCCACGGTCGCCGCCCACGTTGCTCGGCTGCATCACGTATTCGCTCGCATTGTAGGCGTACATCTCAGACAGCACCGGCATGCGCTGCCGACCGCTGCAATACCACGACCGGACCTCTTCCCCGTTTGCGGTTGCGTTCCCCTGGCAGTCGTTGCGCTGTTGTCGCTCCACCTGCATCCGCGTTAGTGGGCTGTTTGCGGGATCTCGAAGCACGTCCAGATAGCCAGGGAAATCCCCGGCCCTCGGAACGATGTCCACAAGACGCCCGACCGCCTCACGCTCTGCATCACTGGGCCTGGGCAGATTTGCCACGCTGACCATCTGCGTACCTCCTCACGTATCGTGCGTGTTTTTCCGCCGTCCAACCCTCGCCGCCGAAGACGACAGACTCAGCCCGCAGCAACGGCAAAAACGCCTGCTTGCGGGCCTCCTGTCCGGCCACACTGAACCAGTCCGCAGCCGCTTTCTCTGACGTGATTTCCCCCGACTCAAGACGGTCTGCCAATTCGCCTTGCGCGGCTCGCCATGATTTTTCATAGGCTCGGAACGCCGCTGCCACGTCATCGGCTGGAGGCTGTGGCCTGCCGTCCGGTGGTGTTGTCTCGGCTGCAGTGACGTTCAGAATTCGCCTTCGCAGGTCCGTCAGATCCGCAGACCCCGCTGGAAGAATCAGCAGCTCCGCAGTGCCTGCAGCCAGGCCGCGCACAACGTACCCATGCACCCGGCTGACGGCCCGTTCCTCCAGTCCCTTGCCGCCAGCGAACCGGCTGAAAATGACCGCTCCCTGTTTGGCAGGAGTGACCTGCAGGACTCCCGCAGGACTCGCGAGAATCACCAGTGCGATATCGCTCTGAATCAGGTATAGCTGGTCAGTGGCGAACGTGTCCACGCTCGGCTGTGGGGCTGTGTCGTCCTGAATGACCGGCGAAGGCGCAGGAGGCTCGGGGAACTCGATCGTGCCATCCTGCAGCATTGTCAGCAGCAGCAGGATAGCCCTCATGTCACACCGCATTCAGCACACAATGCAGCCGCGTCCTTGGCTGGCATTGTAGCTGCTTTTGTCAGAGTCTTGTCGGCCATACGCCAAGCGGAATCATAGTCGAGCGAGAACCGCCCGATGTCCGCCGGAATGCCGGTTTTCTGCGCCCGCTTGCGTTCGGCCTTTCTGCCGTCCGCGCAGACTTTCAGGATGCGTGTCTGCATGCCCTGAATGGCCTTGTTCCGCTCTGCAGGATTCGCGACGATTGCCGCCACATGCTGCTGCGGCGTCTGGTCCTGCTGCTGCCGTCGCTCGCGACATCGCTTCAACCACGACTCGAACATCGGCCACACAAGCTGAAAAACGGTCCCGAACGCAATCGGATCGAATGAAACGGTTTTGCCGTCCTCGTTCGTGCCGGTCAACCCACCACAATCAGCCGCCACCAATGCCTGGAACTTCTGCACCGCCTTACCCATAACGCCCTCCGTAATCCCACCACAGGAATAAGAATCGCGGCTGCCGATGGTGCCGACCGGAGGTGTCGCGGCAGCCGCGCGGCCGTCCTGGCCCTGTGATTGTGTGGCGTCCTGCCGTCCTCCGTTGCGTGTCATTGTGGGCGCGGGATCCGGGATTGTCAACAGGTTCAAGAGTCTCACCACGTCCTTGCCGGTTTCGTCGATCGTTCGTCCGCTCATTCGTGCCCTCGCTCGTTCCTGTGCCTGCTGGAGGAATGCCCTGTCTGCCTGACTCAATTCCGCCATGCGTCGTACTCCTCAAACTTTGCCTTCGCCTTGAAATGGTATCTCGGCCCGTCCAGTTGCACGTCAACCGTGCTGAGTCTGCCACCCCGATTCTTCGCCACGATCAGCTTGGTTTCGCCCTCGCCTTCGTCCAGATTCTTGGACGGGTGAATCAGAATCACCACGTCCGCGTCCTGCTCAATCGCTCCGGACTCCCGCAAGTCCGCCAGCGTCGGCTGCCCCCGCTTCTCTGTGTCTCGATTCAACTGGCTGCCCACGATAATCGGCACCTGCAGGTCCAATGCCAACCGCTTCAGGCTCCGAGATGCCTTCGCGATTTCCCTCTCTCGGTTGTCTGCCCGGCTCACGGCCACCTCCAGCAACTGCAGATAATCCACCGCAATCCCGCACAGATTTTTCCTCCGTGCCGTGACCTTCAGCAGTGCCACGATTGCCCCGAGATTGCTGGTGCTGTCCAGATAGTGCAGGTTGAGATTCTGCAGCGTGTCCCGTCTGAATCGCGTGCTCAGCCGCTCGCTGATTTCGGCTGCCATCATCTCCAGCGAGACAAACACGCCAGCCTGTGCAGGACTGACTGACGCCAACAACATCTGCAGCATCAGGACCGATTTCCCGCTGCCCGGTCGGCCACCCACGACAATCAGTTGCCCGGCCTTCAGTCCGCCTCCCAGTGCCGCGTCCAGATCCGGCAGGCCGGTTTTGTGGACGGCTGCCGGATTCGCATGTCTGGCGTCCATTGCCTCCAAGGCCTCGCGCTGCGTGCACAGCTTGGCCAGTTCGGTCTGCCGGATTTCGTCGAGTTTGGCGATGTAGTCGTCAACGTCTGGCTCTGTGTCTTTCAGTAGCTTAGCCCCCAAGCTCCGCGCGTCGTCAATCTCATTTAACTTCCGCAGCTCGCTGCAGTAGTATCCGATATGGGTGACCTCGAATTGCAGGGCAGTCAGATCCACGAGCACCTGCAGATTGCACCGCTTGCGGGTCAGCTCATCCATCATCGTATCGACGTCAAAAGGCTCACCAGCTTCGGCCCTGCGTGTCAAGATCTCCCAGTATGCCCGCCTGTCAGGATCTCGGAATGGGTGGTCTCCCGCTGTGGCCTGAATTTCGGCCACCACGTGATCCCCGCACAATGCAGCGCACAGCAGCCCGCTTTCAATCGTCGCCCGGTTAGAAAGGCTCATTTTGCACCTCCTCTTTCACTCGTGAGAACTCAGCCGCCAATCTCGGCAACGTGTATTCAGTGACCGCCACGAATCGATCCCCGCCGATGCGCTTCGCTATTCTGAGCAGCGTATCCCCGAGATGTCCGGCCCGTGCCTGCCTGTGTTCCTCGCTTGCGTCCGGCCACCGCCGATACGCTTCCAGCGTCTTCAGAAACTCGGGATCTTGATCGGGCTTCGGTTTACTCGCCTTCGCTCGTGTCTTTGCGATAGGCTCAGAAGGCTCCACGATTGACTTGTAGGCGTTTGCGATGCTGAACTGGACACACAACGGCCATTTCTCCGGCCCGAACCTGTGGGCCTGTTTCCAGACAGCCTCAGCCTGGGGCCCATTGTATCGGGGGTTAATTGAATCCAGCGCGGCAGCGTCCAGATAGTCGCACCAATCCTCAAAGGCTTTAAGACACTCTGGAGTGTTCATTCGTTCCGGAATGAATGGCTGTCCCTGTGGCCCGTTCTCTCTCTCTTTTCTTCTAATCTCATCTTCTCTTCTCTGGTCCCCGTTTTCGTCCCCTTCCTGTCCGGATTCTGTCCCCTGCGCTGGGGGACAAACTGGGGACAGTTTTTGACGGCTGCGTTTTTTGGCCTTTTTTTCGGTGTCTTCCGCCCGGAGTTTCGCAGACTTGCCCATGTGACGGCCCATCTTCGGGATCTCAAACATCCCGTTCGCATGGCTCAGCCAACCCACCGCAATCATCGCCTCACAAAATCCGGTCCGGCCTGCAATCCGATCCAGTCCCCTGATTGTCCCCTGCGTTCGGGGACATTCTGGGGACAAATTGGAATCAACCCAACTCCAAAACGCGATCAGATGTCCGACCACCGTGAATTCATCAATCTCCAGCAGTGCCGCAAGTCGCATGACCTCGGGCTTTGTTGCCGTGTCCTTTTCCACCTTGATCCAGTGTGCAGTCATTACAGTCACCTAAGCTTTCCATCGCGTCTGTCCTCCACCCAGGGCACGAAAAAACCCGCAGGATGATAGGGACGAGCTACCACCCTGCGGGTGCAGATCCGGATTGACTCCGGATGAAATCAGTATGTGTTGCAGCACCTCGTCCGTGTTGCAGCCGTCATTGTACCACGCCCCGCCGGCCTATTCAATCTCTTCGGGGTTCAGCCCCGTAAGACTACGCATAATGTGGGGCAGTGCCTCCAGTAACAGCAGTGCCAGTGCCGAGCTGTTGCAGCCCCGGAAAGGCTGCAGCCATTCGATAATGGCCTCCACGGTCTCCGCTGCTGTGGTCTCTCTGATGGTTACCAGATCCGCAAATATTTGGTCGTAGGCGTTTTTGCACTGATCCCGGTCCAGTGTCATGTCGGCCAGACGCAATCGCACCCGCCGCAGTTCTGGCGAGTCTGCGGGCACCTGCTGAGCCGCGTCCAGCTCGATTTGCAGTTGCTGGGAAACGGCTGCCGCAGTTGTCAATTCTTTCTTGACTACTGCCAGTTGCCGGCGAAGTGCAGTGTTCTCCTTGCCCGCATCCACGACCGCTTTCTCCTGCGCAGCGTTGATGGTGTCCAAGTCGAAGATGCGGAGCGCACGTTTTTGAAGCTCCCGGTGCTGCTGCTGAAGCTCGCGCTGCATTTGCCCAATCGCATCAACATGCTTATCGTTGGCCTTGCCCGCATCCACGACCGCTTTCTCCTGCGCAGCGTTGATCGTCCGCAGGCTCGCGACCAGTTCTTCCAACTGGGTGACTCGCTGCCGTGATTCGCCCAGCAGATTCTGGACATATGAAACCTCGCTGCGTAGCTCCTCGGCTGTGTCTGCCGGCAGCTCCGGCTGTGGCTCGATCGGGCGGATGTACCGGTTCGGCCCGCGAACGTACTGATCCCTGCCGGGTATATCGACCTCCTCACCCACCTCCAGCAGCCGCCAGCCCTCGGGTGGTGTGTAGTCCGTGGCCTGTGGCTCAATCTCCGCCAGTTGCTCGCTGGTTGTCGTGTCCTCAGTCATGATCGTCTCCAAATAGTGTTCGCAATTTCTGACCAGGCTTCGCTGGTTTGGTTTGTTCTGCAACGAACGCCTCCCACTCCTGATCCTCTGCACCATGCCACAGAATCAGACCGTCCACGATCCGCAGCCAGGCACTCCGGCTGCCGCGCTCGTGCTCGATCCATCGCACGGGCTGCCTGTCAATGACTGCCTCTCCCTCGACCTTCCACCCGTGCTCCCGCAGCCACTCGCACCGCTGTAAATCTGTCTGCACGTGTGCCGCCCTCCTGTTGCCCGGACCTCAGAATCATCAATCACCGGGACCGATTCCCACGGATACCAATCAGCGTCTTCCAGACCAGACTCCCCGGCTATCAGTCGCCGTGCTCTGAATTGCAGCGTCGGCTGCCCCTGTGGATTGACGACGATTCGCAGCGAACATGTTTTGACGTTCATGGTGCCTCCAGTACGCTGCACCGCTGTTCGAGCAATCGCATGACGTTTTCACCGATCTTTTTGCTGACCCCAATCTGACGGAGCACCGGGACGATTTCCGAGTCCTTCTGCCCTCGCAATGTGCTCGCATTGTCGGCAAACTCAATCAGATCCAGAGCGGACTGAAACGCAATCCGCATACCCTCGTCTTTGATCCCGGCAGCATACGCCACCAGCTCGCTGCGTGTGCCGTCATACAGTGCCTGTGGGCTGATCTGCTGCTCTGGGATGCGTGCAACAATCGTTTCAACCTGCTGCACTCGCTCCGGTTGGTCATCGTCTTCGCCGTCGCACTCACCGGACACGAGGACCCACAGATCCCGCAGGAGCCTGCGCCGTGCCTGTGCCTCCGTTTTGTCTGGCGTGTCTGATTCGTATGCCGGCAACAGCAGCGGGGCTTCCTTCGTCCTCTCGACCTTGTACTGCTGTCCATTCACCGTGCAGGATGCCGTACCAATCAGCACCATGTCAGACCGGCTGGCGTTGTTCGGTCGCTGACGCAATCCGAGACTCAGGGCAGACGCTCGCACGTCTGACGCGCCAATCTGCCGCAGCTTGTACCGCAGCCCGTTTTCTTTGATCAAGACGGATACCGCACCGCCTTTCCCGGAAATCAAGGTAAACATCGGCCCCGCTTCGTGACTCAACAGCAGCCCGCGTTTCAGTGCCTCCGTTGCTCCCTGAATGACCAACCCGTCAGGCATGTAGTAGTCTTTGGAGTCTGCAATTTCAAACTCCTTGAACTCACGACCGATCAGCAGGACGAACGCCTGCACGTCAGGACGGTTAAGGACCGCATAGAATTCACGCAAGGCCATAGCGCGGCTGAAACTCGCATGCATTGCGTCTTCTGCTGTGGCCACTGACACGGCCCTTACACGCTCGACGCCCGCCTTGATCCGCACAGCCAACGCTGTGGCTTCCTGCTCCGTCAGCACCTTCACTTCGTTCCCGTTCTTGCTCATCTCAACCCCTCCAAAAACGCCTTCACTACGTCCGCAGTCAGCACCATACTGACCGCCTCACGTTCTCTGTTGTGCCGCTGCATCGATTCGATCCGCTGCAGCGTCCTGTCCGTTTCTGCTCTCCAACTGGCAACCAGTGCATCGGCCTTCGCAGTCTGCTCTGGTGTGCTCTGTATCAATCGCGGGTATCGCTCCCGGAACTGCCTGAAATCCGTCGCGTGCGTCGCTGCATTGTCCACGTCGCACCACGGGTCCTGACAGTCATGCTCTGTGTATCTCACCACGTTTCCTCCGGCGGTCCCTGATCCTCCAGCAACTCAACGCAACACGGGCAAAGATGCTGCAGGCTGTGACCGTCTGCACGTTCGGTCCATGAATGCTGGCGGACCTGCTGCAGCACCTCAGCCCCATCGACGGCCTCGCGCACCGGCAACAGGATTTGTGTGTCGCAGTAGTCGCAGGTGATCCGCAAAAGCATCTCAGCAGTCATGGCCCCACCCTCCCGACGATCCACCGGCTGCGTTTCTGTGCGTCAATATACTGGAGCAGATCCCACGTCTGCGCACCCGCCGCCGCCAGCAATCGTCGCACGTTCAGCTCCGTCTGATACTTGCCCGGCAACTTCAACCGCTCGCCTGGCTTCAGTGCCTGCAACCTCGCAACCAGTCGCCTGTCAATCATCATGACTCGGCCTCCCCTCCAGCTCCGCTCTGACGATCTCGACGTGTCGCGGTGCACTGAAATACAGACGCGCTTTGTCGCCCCGAATCTCGACCATGACCACTTCAATTGTTACGTCACCACAGCGGATGATCACGGACTCCTGTGCCCTCCGCCCCAGCGTTAAGCCGCCGTTGCCGTCCACGTTTGTGCGGAACTTCTTGACCTGCTTGACGGGCTTCGGTGCATCATGCGGGACCGCTGCCACTGCTGCTACTTTGCGTTTCATGTTAGCTCCTCGATTGTGATTCCAACTCCACCGTGCTCAGCCCACAGTTTCCGCAGGACGTCGAACTGCCACACCCTGCTATCGTCACCAATCACCGGCAGCAGCCCGTCCAACACCGCCTTCGCCAGATTGTCCAGATCCGGTTTTTGACAGTGCGGACTGTGCAGCAGTGCTGCGCGTTTTTTCTTGCTCCAGCTGGCAGGCATCGGCAAATAAAACACCAGCCCGAACGCCAGCGGACCGTCGCCAACCTTGATACCTGCCTCACGCACTGCGTGCTGCAGTGCCAGCTTGTACCCGTGCACCGGGTGTTTCTTCGGCAGGTAGGATCTTGCCCGTCCGCCGATTGTCGATATCCGCTGCCGTGGCTGTGCCACTGGCGTGATGGGCACAAATACGCTCCATCGTCGCTCAAAACTCATAATCTGGTGCCCCCTTCGCCAATCCGTTGCTCTTCACCACCTGAATTTCAACGTATGTGCGCTTCGGTCCGCACCAGCGTTTCTCGCGTTCCTCTGGTGACCACGTGGCCTGCACCGCCAGACACCGCCGCTTGAATTCATCCTCCGGAATTCGTGGCTCTCGCTCGGGCATCTGGTACGCCAGACGATGCGGACCCACCTGTACAAACTCGCCGCTTTCCATCTCGGCGATATACTCGTAATCCTCTTTGCGCACCGCCGCCAGTACCCTGTGAATTCGTCCGGGCTGCCAGTCGTCGGGAATGTCCATTTCGACCACCACTCGTTCCCCGAGTTGGCGAATTTTCGTTGATTTCAACGGCATTGTTTACCCTTCCATTTGTGTGCTTACTTCGGCTTCCACTGGACACGATTACCAGCCTCACGCCACAGCAAATCAGCCTCCTCGTCCGGCATGTCGCCTCTACCGGCGCAGCCGCCGTCATACCGGCCCGTAATGCGGTCGCGATAACTTTGCACCTCATGGCAAAACCCTATTTGGTTCAAAGTGTGTTTTTCTGTGCTAAGTTTTTCCGTCCATCTTCCTAATACCGCTGCACCCCAATCCCAGCCATACCGTATTTCTTGCGTTATATCGTCTTGCGTAGCCTCACAGCGTTCCCGCAGCCAGCCAAACGTAGGATTTGTTCCATAATACTCACCGTTTGTCGCCGGTCCCCTTATGCCGACGATCAGGACTTCATCAACGCACCCGGTTCCATCAATCTTGTCCGCCACATCCTGCGGAAACTCAACAACTGGTTTTACTTCAACGTATACCAGCTTGTTGCCCCAGATTGCAAAGTCTGGCAGCCAGCCATTGAAGTCGGTTGGCTCATACGTCCACTGCCAGCCCAGCAGATCAAACATGGCTGCCCACTTTGCCTCCAGCCTGGAGCGAAACACAACGTGGTTGTACCTTGTTTCAATCGCTTTGACCGTGTATTGCATTCGTCACCCCTCCCAAAAAAACCACCGGCGAATCATTCGCAGCGGGGATCAGCCGCCAGCGGACCTGTTGAGTGCTGCGGTGGTTTGTTGTTGTCTCAGTCCTGAATCTTGCGCCGCATTGCCACGGACCGCAAATCGTCAGGCACTGGCATTCCCAGCTGCTGCAGAATCTCAATCACCGACCTTGCAACAACACCGGTCCTGTCTGTCAACTCACCGCTGACCTTCTGCCGCTTCGGGACAATCTTGCACGTCTGCAACATCGACCGCAGTGCGTTTTCCGCCACTGTGATTCCCGTGTCTGCTGCAAGTCGCTTCCTGATCTCCGGCACAGTTGCCTGACTGCATTCCTCTGCGTGCAGTGTCAACCACTGCCCAACCGTGACCGTCTGGCCCATGTTCAGACGGCTTCGTGTAATCTTGCTCATCTCAGTTCCCTCCGAAAATCAACCAACCAACCAAACCCGCAGCGCACCATACGCTGCATCGTGTATTCGTCCCCGGCCCTGCAGTCACCGGGAGTCGCCACGAGGCTCGTGGCTGCGGACTGCAGGACCAGGGGACCGGACAGCGTTACCGCCGCCCGAAGGGCCTCACTTGTGTCGAAAAATTGCCTTCGCCCGTGGGCAGTAATACTGTGACCGCTTGCCGGGATCGACCACCCGCACAACGCCGCTCCCCAGCGTTTCAAGATCTTCCAGATCCCGGCTGAATGCTCGTTCATATGCGTACCCGCAGGCATTGCAGCATTCGCGTTTGGTTCGCTTGCCAGTGCAAAGATACGCCTCCAGACTCTTCAACCGCTCGACGATTTCCAACCGCTTGTCCATCATTGCCCCCGGCCTCCGTTTTGTCCTCTGACCGCCTGACGTTGCGGCTGCTTGCGGCTGCCTGTCACGATGCGGGCGAACCAGTCCAGTGCAAAAAACATCAGGACCAATCCGAAGACCCCGGCAAACGCACCGCACGTGAACCCGAATTGCACGTCGTGGTTCCAGAGCACCTGCCATTTTTCTTCGTTGCTCATCTCTCACCCCCAAACTGTGACGCCACCGCCACACCAAACGCCACCGCAATCAGGCACGCAATCAGTGTCTGCATCACTCCACCTCCTGGCAACGATTACACCTGCACGACACGATTCGTGCTCCTGGCCTCCACTGGAGACCAGATCCGCCACAATCCAGCCCGACAAACTCAATCAGGTCAAATGGGTGCGGAGTCGCACCCTGCGGCTGCGGGACATAGTTCCCCCAGTCACCCCACCCCATCCTGCCATTGCCGTCGCGGCCCACCCAGTGCTGCCAGTGGCTCGACGACATCCGGGCAAGCACATGACGGTACACACCATCACGACACTGCCACCAGCCAGCCCGCACGCCCCAATGACTCACGTCATGGCCACCGAACGGAAAATCACCGTAGTGCCTCGGGCTGAGGTTTCGCGGTGCCACATTTGCAAACATGTTGTCCATTGCACACCCTCCCGCAAAAGGCCCCGCCGCACTCGCAGCGGGGCTGTGTTTGTTGTGTCAGACTTTGCCCCACAGGGACCACTGACCATCGTCGCAGATGTCCAAATAAATCGGACTCCACCCGAGAGCCCCCATTGCGTCGGCGAAATCTGCTGAGTCCATTCCGTCACCCTCGATCTCCAGATCGTCCTCAGCGTCCGTCCGTCCTGCGTCCGCGAAATTGGTTTTCTGCGCCGCAAACCAAACCGCAGCCAGTGAGGCAGAGTCTGCATAAATCCGCACGCTGATCGGGCCACCAACATCTGCAACCGCGTAGTATTTTCCGCTCATTGTTCTGATCCTTCAATGATTGTCCAGAGAAACCCGCCGCACTGTGCAGCGGGTGTGTGTTTGTTGTGCCGCTCAGCCGTCAATGCCAGACTTTGCAGCCAGTTTGCGAAGTCGCTTCATCGTGCGGTCGCTCAGGCTGTGGCAGGTGGTGTAGTACTGTGCCACACTGTCCCACACTCGCACAGTGCCATCAGCGTCAACGCTGCAGGTGTGTGTGCCGATTCGTCCACCGAACGCCTTGCAGGTCACAGTTACAAGCTTGCCAGTCATCGTCGTTCTCCCAGTTTTTTGTGTCGCTCGCAACCCCTTAGTTGCTCGCATGGGTACAGTATACACTATCGACACGGGGTGTCAATCCCATTCAGTCTGTTTTTTTATTTTTTTTCTGGTGGCGGGCAAATCCGCTGTCCACCGTATGGCAGACAGTCGGATCGAGCAACAATGGTAGCGGATGCTGCATCGACCACCTGCCACCATTTGACGCGCAGCCGCGTCGCCGCGTCCTCGGCTGCAGCCAGTGCCGCGTCGCGCGTCTGATACCGTGCCATCAGATCGTAAATGCCGCCCATTGCTCGCTGATGCCAACCGGCAAACAGCCAAAATTGCTCACTCATCTTGGTGGCCCCTCCAGATCCCGCAACGTCATCCGTGCCGAGTTGCGTGCATTCTGAATCCGCATCAGGATGCCGCGCAAAAACGCCTCCAGCCCACCCTCACCGAATTCAGCGTCGTGCTCCTCTGGTGTACTCTGCTGCATCGCCCCTGCAATCATCTGCAGCATTCGCTGTTCGCCTTTGCTCAGGTCACTCGTTTTCATTCCTTCACCCTCCAAGCAATCACGTCATCATACCTGCCAGCCACCGTAGCTTCGCTCATAATGTATTTGTACCGAGCCGACTGTCAGCCACCACCCAGAGCACTCGCGATGAAACGATACCAGCCGCATCCGCGCGGTCAACGCAACGCTCAGTGCTGCTGTGTATCCCTTGGGAGATGGGGGCGCGTCGTGCGAAACATTCACCACCGGACCTCCGTGTTTCGCCCAACAAATTCGCAACACTCGCAGCTTTTTCTGAATGCTGTCCCACCGCATAATTGTACGAGCAAAACACCGATATGGAACGTCTGATTTTCCGATCTTCATTTTCAAACCCTTTCTTTCCACGCAATAACATCATCGTACCTACCCGTTGATTCGCGCCAGTCCTCAATCTGCCATCCTGCAGCCCTCAGTGCATCGACACTGTCTTGCGTCTGGATATCCTCGATCACGTACACTCCACCGAGTCTCAGTCGCTGCAGGAGCACGTCAGCAGTCGCCGTGTAGTCGTAATACAGGTGGCTGCCATCGTCAATGATGACATCGAGCAATCCCACCTGCTCCGCCACAGCATACGCCTGCCGCGGCATATCTGCCAGCAGCACGTGCCGGTCGAGTGATGCCGTTGCCGGATCGTTATCTACCCCGATCGCCTTCGGCACACCAGCAGCCTGCCACGCCCTCAAACTGGCCCCGCGATATACCCCAATCTCCAGCAGTGCCTGCGGTCTCAGCCGCTGAAACAGATCGTCGTAGAATGACCCGTAGTTGTGCACGGAGACTTTGTCCGAACCGTACACGCTCAGCCACTGACTGACGCGCATTCCTCGCGCCCGTTTCCCGTGCTCGCGATAGTCTGCAGACGCCTGCCCGCTGGGTGCAATCGCTGCATCGACGGCCTGCAGATCCACTGGCCACTTGCCTGACTGCCAATTGCCCGCAGGTGTCGCCCGATACTTCGGCAGTGTCGATGTCTCCGAATCCCCGTGTCTCACCCAGATCCATCCCGGCTTGAACGATGCTCGCACGCTCCGCCATTCCCGCTGAATCACGGCATGGGCCTTGTGGTGCGGATCAATTCCCCGAGACGTGCTCAGCGTTAGGTACTGGTTGCCGTTGTGTTCCAGCCTGAACATCTGCCCCCGCCAATACACCAGGCCAAGCGGCCAGATGATTGCCCGCTCACGGTGCACCATTCCGCAGTGATGAACGACCGCGCAGAAGTCAGCCCGCAGAACGTCATCATCGTCAACACGCCCGACGATGCAGTGTGTCTGCGGGATCTGCCAGTTCTCGCCGTACAGCTTCCACGTGTCCCGATACAGAAAAAAGCACTCGCAGCCTGTCGCGTCGTATTCAATCAATCGCTGCCGCAAGTACGGATCATGCTGGCTCACCACGATGTGCAGCGTGGGCTTTCGCGTCTGTGCTGCCAATGACGGCAGCAGTGTCGCCCGGCTGATCTCAAGACGCCTCAAAGACAACACGGGGTCCGTGTAATGGGACATGATGCAGAGAATGTGGGGACTGGTCATAGCACGTCCCCTCTCAACAGTGTCTCAATCGCACCGTCCACGTCCTGCGATGGTACTGCGTATGATTCCACTTCATCGTCCTCGTGCATCAGCATAATCCGCTCTGCGTTTTCCAGCGTCGCAGCCACTCGCATCGCCGCCTTTGCCGTGCCGATCAGCGCATTCAAATCGGCGATGAATTCGGGAGGCTGGTGCGGCGTCCAATACTCCGCCCACAGCTCCAGACGTTCAATTGTTTTTGCCAGCTCACTCATGTTTGCCCCTCCTGTAGAATCTGGATTGCTCGGTCTACGTCGTCTGCGTCAACATAGTCACCGCTATCGCTGTGGACCATGCCCTCGCCCTGATAATCGCCAAGCGACTGCAGATCATACCGCTGCGCCTTCTGCAGCACCTTCAGTGCCCGCTGAATGCGGTCCTCACGCCTGCCGATCATGGATGATGCCTCGCTTAACGCCCGCTGTGTTGGGTCACTCATTCGCTCACCATCTCCACATTCCAAACTGACTCCCCGATACACCGCACAATGAACCGAATGCCGCGTTTTTTCATCCGCCATTTTGCCCGGACGATATCGCACCTTTCGACGCCCCGCACGACTGTACCCTGACCCGCTCGCAGACGCTCAACGGCCCGCATCACTCGTGACAATTCCGCCTCACGTCGGATGCGTATCGTCTTGTTTTTCGGCAGCTTCAAAACGATCGGCACACCGCCACGAACAACCACGCGAAACCTGTACGGCCTTCGCAGCACCCTCGCCCATTCATTGAGTTTGACCACGGACTTCTGCACGGCCACCGGATCACGCCCCGGAAACCTCCGGGACTTGCCCGTCTTCCACTCCGGACAGTCGGCAACCTCCACGGACTCGACCAGCCACACCCGCAGGCCGTCAGGAGTCCGCAGGGTCTTCAGCCGCAGCCCGTCGCTGCGTCCTGCGTTCAACACGCCAACCGCTCGCCGGATCTGGCGTTCCTCGCAGGACGGGACTGTCAGAAGTGTGGACTGCCCCAGCGTCAGATCCTGCAGGCTGTGACGTCGGATTGCCAATGGGATCATTGTGCAGCCCTCCGCTCCAAATACTGCTCTCGTGCTGTGTCAGGATTCCACCCGAGACATTCATAGACCGCCCGCCAGCGTTCCTCATGCGTCTCCGGCGTGCAGTCTTCAGCAGCCTGAAGCACCTCGCCGAGTCGCCTGTAAGATTGCCACTGCCTCAGAGTCTGCCGCCAGAATGTCTCGACCACATGCAGCCACTCGCCCAGCCCCGAGCTGTAGAATGTGCAGTCATGGCGGAACACGGCGCGGAACCTCGGATCGTACTGCACGTGACTGGTGCAGGCTCCGCTGATCACCTGGCCTGTAAGTCGGCCATCGCGATCGACCTCCAGAAACCAATCTGATACCACCGGGATTGGCGGACAGTGCTCCAGAAGGTGGCCACGCTCACGCTCGGCAAATGCCTTCAGAGACTTCAGTTGTGAATCACTCACGCCGCACCCCCGATCGTAATCAGTTCACACACCAGACTTGCCCACGAATCCTCCGCGTAGCCGCAAAGGTAATAGGGCACCCGTCCCTGCCCGATTTCCAGCATCTCCCATTCACCTACCGCCCGATCGGCTGCGGATACAGACTCCCAGTCCATGCTCTCGGGCTGTGGCAACAGCAACGGCAACCGCCGCACAATTGCGTCATCAATCGCCTGCTGATCCATCCGCAGACGTGCAGTGACGTAGGGGCGCACCACGTCCCCGGTCAGTATCTCGTGGCAGTCGTGCAAAAGTGCCCACAGCCGCGCCGCGTCCGATGAATCCGGGTCAGCGTCAATCCTGTAGTACACCTCCAGACTGTGCCGCAGCACAGTGCAGTGTGGCACCTGTCCTCCAAATCGGTTGATCCGGCCCAAGCACGCCGCCACCCGCTCCGGGTCCGTGACGATTGCCTCTGCCAGTTGCTCGGCTGTTGTTATCAAATGCCCCATTGTGCCCCTCCGAAAAAACGCCCGCCGGTTGGCGGGCTGATGTCACACCAACTCCACCACCCCGCCCACCAACGCCGCAATCGCGTTTGCCTCCTCGCGGCTGTCGTACACCCCAAACCGGTACCCGCTGCCGTCGCTTAGCCTAATCCAGACTGCCCACTGCATGATTCTGATCCCTCAAAAAACCGCTCGGAAACCCGGCAGACAGTCCGCCGGGTGTTTGGGGTGGGTGTGTCAGCCCCAGTTGCCCATTGCTTTTCGCATCTTGCGAATGTTTGCTGCTGATGCTTCGTAGTTGCTGCCTTCCAGATAGAAACCAATCTGGAAATCAGTCAGTGCAGACAGGTCTGAACCGTGTGGTTCGTTTGAAAGGATCGTGCACACCATTGATTCGACTTGCTGCTTTGTCATCACTGTTCTCCCGGTTAGTGTTTCGTCTCGCGGCCCTTACCGCGATGGGTGTAGAATACACTATCGGCGCAACGTGTCAACGGTCTTCAGCAGAATCTCGAAAGATTTTTGGAAACTCACTCGACCGGCTGCGGCTGATTGCACTTCCACGTTGACGGATGCCTGCGTTTCACCGGCTTGCGCTGCGGTCTGCCGACCTTGCGAAAGGCTGGCACAAACCCGCTGTCTGTCGTTTCGCTGGACGCCGGATCGGGCAGAAGCCCGGCGAGAAACTGCCGCATTTCCGGCGTCCAGCATTGCTGCAAATGATTCAGGACGTGGCAACCTGCCGTCAGTCTGGTCAGTTCCTCCACGCTGTAACGCTGCTGAATGCGGGCAAAAAACCCGCGCGTCCCGTATGGTCTGCCGCGATAGGAATTGCCGTACAAAACTTCCCACAGCAACGTCTGATTGTCCAAATCGAACTCAGTGAACAACGCCGCCAGCTTCGCCCGCTCGACCGTATGCGGAAGGTGTGTTGCGTAGTCGTGCTGTGGCCTGCCCTTCGCCCGCAGTACTTCCATCGACTGCCACTTCCTGCGCTGCCATTGGTTCGAATTGTCGCGCGTCCATGGGTACGCTCGCGGTGTGTCCAGGTCATCCCATGAAGTCGTCTGGAGCAAGTACACGTCATCCATCATCCAGACGAATTCCGGATCAATCTCGGGGTGGCTGGACATGGTCCGCATCTTCGCCAGCATGTCGCGGAATCCCCTATTCGCGCACGGCCCGATTCGTGGCTGGTCAATGACGTGACCACGATACCACGGGGGACGATCTCCGACGATTGTGGTTTTCACGGGCCCGTCAAAGAATCGCTCCACGCTGCGCACGCTCCAGCGTAGTTCGTCGCCGGAAGCGCCACCGTGCCAGTACGGCCAAACGAACTGGGTCGCTGATGTTCGGCGTTTGACGGTGCCGCAGGTGCCGCAGGAACGCGGGGCAGGGCGGTAGGGTTGAGATGTCGCCGCAGCCAGTCGTGCCGAATCGCTCAGGTAATCCGCGTTCTGTCGATACGGGCATTCAGTCGCACAGAACAAAACCGGCAGCCGTCCATTGTGCAGCATGTCCTGACTGTTGCCACACTCAATAAAATCGCCGACCGTCTGCCCTTGCCACCTGCACCGGCTCATGCGGGAATCACCTCCAGCGTAGGCGGTGGCGGTGACGCGAACAGATACGGCATATCCCAAAACAGATTAGGCCAGTTGGTTTGCGCTACGGTGTCGCCTGCGAAAAACCGTCTGACGCATGAAACGTACAGCGGTGGCGTGTCGCGATGCACCAACCAACTCCAGCGGTAGGCAAAATAATTGTGCTGAGTGATTGTTGAACCCGGTGCACTGACGCAATACGACCATGCATAGTATAGCGCAAAAAACGTTGTGAACCCTGGCTGGCCGTCGTCTATGCTCCACGCCTCCAGTTGCACTCGCGGCCTGTTAAGCGGGTCGTTCGCGCACGGTGCTGCCAGATCGCAGTTGTACGCGCTGACGTTGATTCGCTTTTCCGCGCTTGCCCAGCTCTGGCAATGAATGGCGTTGACCACATTGCGAACTACAGGCCCTGTGTAAGCCGTCAGCAGATAGCCTTTGCCCGGACTGGTCAGCGTACAATTGCGAAATGACGGATAGCCCAGCGGTGGCGGTACGATGTTGCTGTTGAACGTGAACAGCGAATGCGGAATGTTCACGCGCCACCGCGTCGGGAAATTGATACACGCCCCGCAATACTGCGGTGGCACGTCCACCGATGCCGAACTGTTTGACTGTGCCAGACTCGACGGCGTATCCACCGAAGGCTCTGACGCCACAATGGATTCGCTGACCTGGTCCGTGCACTGACACCCGCACCCAATCAGCATCTCACGGACCTCCCACGCCTGCAGACGCAGACGGCCCGCCGTCGCTCGCAGATCCTGCAGACGCAGAACCAAACGAGAACGACTCTGATTGCGGCCCGCAGTCTGCTGCGTATGGTTGCCACTCGCCATCAATCCATTCGATTTTGATGTACGTGTCAGCGTCAATCGAGATGTTTTCGAAACGGTTGACTACGGTTTCCTCGCGCGTGCTGATTTCCAGATCCCCATTTGCTTTTCGCGCCAGGATTCTTGCCTGTGCCGTGCTCGGATCTGTCAGACTATCAACAGCCGCCAGAAGGTCAGACACCAAAATGGCCTGCAGTGGCTTAGGCTGAATGACCTGCGTTCCCTGCATCCGGTCAATAATCCTCGCAACCGACTGCGCCAACGAATTCAACGCCGCAGCCGTCAGCCGCTGCCCCTTGGCGAACTTCTCCGGATGTTTATCGCCCTGCGTCATACTTGCGCCGTCCACAACGTGTTGAAATTGAACGTCTGGAACATTGGATCATTCGAGTCTGCCGACAACACCCGGTCATAATCTGCCGTGTCGTCCCGCCACTGGTGGTTCCACCCGTACACCAAATTGGCTTCCGGATCGTTTGCCACTCGGGGTGATGTCGTCAACGCCTTCTGTGACTTCGCAGAGAATCTCAGTGTGATTTTCCGTGTACTGAATTGCCCATTCGTGCTGAGGGTGATTTCATCTGAAAAACCCTCGAACAACAGCGTTTCCGGCCTGAATGTCTGCGGGCTGCCCGGCATTCGAAAATTGCTGTCGTTGACACATCCCTTCATTCTCTCCAGCGTAACCCATGGGACAGTCTGAACCTGATGCCATGTCAGCTCGTGCGTGCTAATTGCCTCCGGTATGACTGGAGTGACGTCCGCCGGAAGTGCCTTATTGTCAGTCTCCCACTTGCAACTTCTGCCCAGCACCGTCCGAAATTCCAGATTGCTCTGCTGCGTGTAAGTGCACCACGTGCCGGCTGGTAGTGGCGTCGGGTCGTTCGGGTCTTGCTGCTGTTCTTCGTCGATCTGCATCGGGCTGTAAGTGATTGTGATTTTCGCCAGCGTGTCATGCCTGAGTTGCTGCGTGTTGGGGTCCGTGATGGACTCGGCGACGGGCTTTGGTGTCAGTTTGTCAATCGTGAATTTGTCGGCTCGCACCGTCGGCCAATAGGACGAATACGATGCCGGTTTACCAAACACGCCGCTGCTGTAATGCGCTGCAATGAATGTCCATCGGTCATCCCAGGCCGTGAGAAAAATGCGCGTGAATGACAGTTCGCCGGACCTGTCGCCGGATTCCTGCGGACTGTCTTCGTGCTCGACGAATGCCGGGTAACTCATCTGCGTTTATCCCAAAATCGGAACCAGTGGCAGGCCCGTGATTCCTGTGGCGATTGCCCGCTGAACTTCCAGTGATTGCTTCGCCAGTTCAATCTGCTGTTTCTGCATCTCTTCCTGTTTCTTCGGTGCCAGTTGATCCTGCAGCCGCTGAAACATCTGCAAGGCTCCGCCGCGTTCGATCTGCACTTGCTCCGCTGCGGCTGCCATCGTTTGTTCGGCCATCGGTATCAAAGCGGGTGCCGGAGGTCGCTCAATCTGCTGCCCGTCTTTTCTCTTTTGTGCCTCTCGTCCGGCCTCCTGCGCTGCCGTGATGCGACCCTGCCTGATCAATGCCAGTTCGGCCTGCAGTCCCGGCAGAATGCCTGTCAGGTCGCTCGTGCTGCTTTTCAGTGCGGACTGCTGCAGCGTCGGTAGCTCCATCCGTTTTTCGCCACCGAACAACACGCCCGGACTCATGTTGTGGGCAATCGCCTTTGCTGTATCAACGGCCATTGTGGCCATATTCGAAAAACTGTTGCCAATGTCGCTCAGGACATTCGACGCCAGATTTTTCAGGCTGCCAAAAATGTAGCCGATTGCGAACCCCAAATCCTCCAGGTTGTTCCTCATCTCAGTCCATTTCGCCATCGCATTCCCGGCGAACACAGCAGCCGCTGAACTGGCGTTATTGATCGGCTCCACAATACCTTGGATTGCTGACACCATCTGATTCGCCATCGGCAGAAATGCCGTGCCGATCTGAATGGCCAGTTGCTGCACACTGGTCTGCAGCTTGCCAAACATCCCGCTTGTTGTCTGCGCAATTCGCTCGTTCATTCCGGCCAATCGCCCGCCGCCCGTGGTCAGGCCCTCCAGTGCCTGCCTCACCATGTCGTAAGAAATCAACCCGTTTTCCATGTCCTTCTTCAGGTCCACCATGCTCCGGCCTGTGGACTTGCTGATTTCAAACAACGGCGAAAACCCGCTGTTAATCAACTGGTTTGCTTCCTGCCCCATCAGCCGGCCAGCCGCCTTCACCTGCGCCATACCACGCGCCAGCAGCATCAGTTGTTCCGCGTCACCCTGTGCCACTTCTGTCAGATTTGTCAGGATGCCGAACGCTTCCTCAGTGCCCACGCCAAAATTCATCATCAGCTTTTGAGCCTGGGACAACTCCTGCAGACCGAAGACGGTTTTTTTGTCCAGTTTTCGCATATCATCCAGCAGAGTTTTCGCCTTCTCTGCGCTGCCCGTCAGCACCTCAAACGATATCGCGGTCTTCTCCGCGTCCATCGTCAGTTGTGCCATCTTCACCGCGCCAGCAGTTACACCCAACGCCGCCAGCGTTCCACCGATGCCGCTGAATGCACTGCGGATGCCGGACAAGGCACTGCCCGTCCGTTTCGCTGCTGCGGTCATGCCGTCCATTGCAGATGATGCACGCCGCGCCTGCGTGTCTACCTGCCGCATCCCGTCGGCAGAAAAAATGACCTGTGCTTCCTGGACTGTCACAGCCATTACTTCGCGTCCTGTTTCTGCCAGATGTCTTCAGGGCACCACATTCCCGCCCACGCCAATGCCTGGTACATCGTCAGTGTGCCGATCTGCTCCGGCGTCCATCCGTACCGCTCGGACATGTTCCGGAAAATCGTGGCCCACGGAACGGTTCTGCGTGACGGCAGATTGACACCCCCGCCACCGGGTGATTTTAGTTTCCCAGCTCTGGCCGTTCTTCCGCCTTGTGCAGCGCGTGAATGATGGCCTTGATATCGTTGAACCACTCGACGAAGTCGCAGCCCAACTGAATGCCGCGTTCAATCGGCAGCGAAGGCGGAAACTCCTCCGGATGATGCACGGACAACGCCCGCCAAACGGAATACCCGATCCCGCGCAACGATTCGTCAAACCGTTCCTCGTCCTGCAGTGTGGCAATCAAAGGACGTGCTGCCACGTCTGCTGCAATCCTGAATGCAGCTTGCCGCTGTGCAGGATCTTTGATTTCCTCCAATCCTGCATAGGGGCTGCCCATACGCTGCAGGATGGCCTGTTCTTTGAGCGCGTGATCGGCCAGCGTCCGAACCGCCAGCCGATACACTCGCCCGTCTTTTGTCAGCTCGATGGCCCGTCGGCCAATCAGATTGAACAACCCGTCCGCCACGGTTTCTACTCCTCAGAAAATGGTCATGCAATAATATCAAACGCTGTGCCCGACTTCGACGGTGCGCCCTGCCCGTCGAATGCGTAATCAATCGCCACCGGGTCTCCACTGTCAGCGTCAAACGTGATCGGCCCCACCTCAGTAATGACGATGGTGCCGCTGATGTAGTCGTCTGAGTCTGCGTGGAACTGTGCCGCCACTTCGTCACCGCGTGCCAGTGGCTGCGCCCCGCCAGCGTGCAACATGACGGTAACCGTGCCGGACCACTCACTCACGCCAACCGTGGTCTTGCGCCAGCCGCCTGTGCTGTTCGTTGCGTACTTTGCAGACGCTCCGCCGATCGTCAGTTCCCACTTGCCTGTGTGGTCAACTTCGGTCGGAGTTCCGCCGGTTTTGAAGGTCATGGACTTGCCGGTGAACGGTGTTCCTGCGGGCATTGTATTTGCTCCTGATTACGGTTTTGCGGTTGCGGAATAGAGAATACCAATTTTCAGATTTGTGGCGGTTGTGGCCACGCCCAAGATTGTGACGAAGTCGCCTGTGGCCAGATCGGCATAAGGTGCAATGCCTCCAGCATTCACGCTGCAGACATAGACCTCACCGACAGTGAAAGCCGAATTGAATGTCAGGTTTCCACCATAGCAGTATTGCAACGGCTGCCCATCGCTTGCCCCGTGCAATGCAATCCCAATGGCCTTGGATGATGCCAGGACATCCGCATCACATGGCTTCAGTTTGTTGCTGGCCGTCGTGTCTGCATACACCGGCTGTCCGGCTGTCACAGTCCCGCCGGCGGTGCCATATCCAATCAGGCTGGTAGCGGTCTTCACCACGCTCGCCGCTGTCACACTCACGTCAGCCATGTCTCACACTCCCACGTGCATCAGATCGAACTGAACCGCCGTCGTCCAGACGCCTGTTGCGTCGTCCTGTGTTGTCGTCATTTGCCCGGAAGGCTTCGCGGTCGCAATCTCCACCGCGCTGCCTGTGTATCCCTGATTCTGCCAACTGGTGACGGCCTGTTGTGCGATGGCTTTGCTGCGGTCGTAATCGATCGACATGCAACCCAGCGTCAATGATGTCCGCCAGCCCTGACTACTGTTTGTCCGCCAGGCTGGCTCACTCACAGCATCGAACACAACCAGATCGTCAAAGTATCCATCGTCGTCCGCGTCATCCTCCAGTGTCTCTGCGTACTGATCGACACTGGCAACCAGCCTTTCAACCGGGACAAGGTCGCACAGTGCAGCCGTAGCGGCCCACCATTCGCCTATTGCCCGATCAATGCCAGTCTCTGCCATTATCGCACCGTCGCCTTTTTCTTGCCCGCCTGTGGCCTCAGTTGCTGCTTCAACGTGTTCCCGATTTCAGCCCCGAACATGTTCAGATTGTTTTCCACTGCCGGCTTCAGGAATGGTCGTGCTTTGCCGTCCTGCCGAAACTCCCACATGGCCATGTAACCGGCCACCTTTTTGTCAACGTATGTCCTCGCCTGTGGCTTCTTGCCCTTCATCCTCAGTTCAGCCGTGATCGACTTTCGCCCCTTGCCTGTCCGCATCTTTGGAGGCTCGCCGGGCTTGCTGGCCCCACTGCCTTCCTTGAAGTCTCCAAACGCCGCACCGGATGTGTCAGCATCACCCGACAACGTCACCCGATTGAATTCTCGTTCCCTCGCCCTCTGATCCCGTCGTGCCTGCGTCGCCGCCTTCTTCTGCTGCCTCCGCCTGTCCCTCAGTGCCCGCTTCGTCCGTGTCACAAACTGCTTAGCGGCCTTGCGTGCTTTCCGTGCTTGCTTGACCGCTCGCCGTGTCTGTTTCGCCGTCCGTTTTGTTGCTCTTATCGCCGCTCTGCGTGCCCGCTTTGCGGTCTTCTTGCCAGCCCTTGCCAGTGTATTGCTGGCCAGAACCTTTTCTGTCTTGCGTGCGACTCGCTGAATACGTTTTCGCGCGGCCTTGACTCGCTTCGCCACGGCTTTGTTGGCCTTGGCTCGCAACTTTGCATACTTACTCTTTTTCCCCGAACGTCGGCCCATAAAGCCTCTTCAGATAGGCGTCTTTGGCTGCAGCTTTGAGCATCGCTCGTTTTTCTCGTGCCCTTGCGTTCTTGCGGTCCTTTTCCTCTCGACTCGGCCCTGTGTATTTCCTGCTGACCATCTGCTGTGCAATGGACCTGCACAGCTTCGCCGCACGCTCAAGACTTTTGCCGGTCGCTGTCTCCAGTGACCGCATCAGCTCCGGCCTGCGGTCCTTCTTTTTGATTCTCACACTCATGTGTCACACCGGCTGCAAATCAGATAGGGCAAATCCACCCGATTGAACTGGTTTTCGACCCGATCAATCCGATAGTTCTCCCCGTCTGCATTTGTGACCGTGTCCGCCACGTTCACGTCTCTGAGGCTCTGCAGAATGCAGTAGTATTCCCCGGCCATTGCACGACGTTTGCCGGACTGTGTCGCGGATATCTCAGCACTTGACAGGAACCACTTCGCGCGGATCTGCGCCACCTCGGTATCAACAAACTGCCGCTCGGCCTTTGCCGGCCCTGTGGCTGCCCGTCGCTGCTTCAGTGTCACAAACTCACTCAACTGCAGGTGGCAATAGGACCGCTGCAAAGCCGTCTCTGCCGGGTCGGTAAACATCACCCGCCAAACCGTCGTAACGGCTCCACGCTTGACCGTAAACAGATCGCCGACAGATACGCTGGTTGTCGCTGCAGGCGTCCATACGTGCGCCCTGCGGATCGTTTGCCGGTCTGGCTGCTCAATCACTCTGACACACCGCGACAGGCTGCCGCCACTGGATTTTGTCCAGGTGGCGTTTTCGCCCAGCTCGTCGGTGTTCAGAATGGCTGCACAGTCCAGTGCAAACTGATCTCGCAGGCTCATTTCGTGGCCCTCGCTGATTGCTCCGGCATTTCTTCGGCGCTCACACGCTCCAGATATTTCTTCACAATCAATTCACCGACCTGGCTTTCCAGATTGATGCGCAAGGCCTGCGGGGTCTGCAGGTCAATCCTGACCGGTTCTTCACCGACCTCGATTTTGCCTGCAGATGGATTCCCCGGCTTTTTCGGTCCGATGCGAAACCCGAACGTCTTGCCGCTCGCAGCAGGTCCGCGTTTCACCGTGATGCTTTTCAGTGCCATGTCTTCACCTTTGCAAATTCCGCCGCCAGAAAATGCCTGCCCGCTGTGGCGGACAGCAGACAGGCCACCGTAACCCGTCGGCTGCGGTGTTGCTCATCAAACCGCCATCATGTGAAGGTGGTCAGCACAGCGTTCCACCATGCACCATAGCCGATGTTGTAGCGTGCGTAGGTGCCCATCTGCAGCTGCTTCATGTTCATGTCTTCCGCGCCCTGGACGTTGGCAGCAAGTGCTTCACGCGGCTGGAAAATGAACGGTCGCAGAGGAACGTCAACACGCAGCAGATACCACTTGGCAGCGTTCGTCAGGTGCGTGCTCATCGCGACAACTGGCGTATCGAGAACAACGTTGGTTCCACCGCTGTTGTTGAGCACCTGATTGAATGCCTTCTTGGCAATCGTCTCAAGGCCACGCGGAACCAGTGCCACAAACTGCATACCGGAATTCAAACCGGTGATGACGTCCTCGTGCAAAGGCTCGCCGTTATCGTCCTTGAATCCCATCATCGCGCTTCGTGCGGCTTCGTAGCTGCCCAGAAACTCGTCGATGGTCGGAGTGGTGCCAGTCGCGGCAGCATAGGTCAGGTCATTGTCCTGGCTTCCGCTGTTGCCCCAGCTGTGGTCGGTGTCGAAGAAATACTGGCCGTCAAAACAGGCTGTCGATTCGCCGTTGACAATCGCGCTCATCAACAGCTTATCCGGATGTCGTGCGGCTCGCTGTGCCAGTGTGGTCAACGCGCCGTCATACAGCCCCAGTCGGTCGTCCGCAACGTCCTTTTTCTCGATCTCCAGCGAACCTTCCCACTCTTTGTTGGCGAGTGTGTAGGTGGCTCCGCGCAGCTTGTTGTAAACGCGGTCGCCGAGGTACTCGCGGATGGACGGCATGGCACCGAGAATGCCATACTGTTCGTCTGCACCATCGGACGGCGTCACGGTACAAATTGACGGATAGAATGTCTGCACGGCAGACGCTTCACGGTTGAACTTCGCGGTGAGTGCTCGGCTTGCCGCGATTGCCTTGGCAGTATCAAGTGCCATTGTGAAAACTCCTCAAACAGAAATGAAATGCGGTCAAACCAAACAATCAGGAACCACGGTTTTCCAGATCGGCAACACGGATCTGAAGATTGCGAATAACGCTCAACACAGTGTTGGCTTCATCCTGTGTGGAAAAGCCGAACGGGCTGCTGTTGGTCGTGTTGGCAATCGCATAGTCCGGTGTGCCGGGCGATGTGTGAGTGATCGTCGTCAGCGGTGCCACCGGCAACGCCCCAACGCCAACCGGATCGATGTCAACACGAATCTTCGTGCTGCTGATGTACTCCGTCACCATGCCAATCGGCACGGATGCGGTGCTGATGCTGACGCCAACCGTGAAATTGTCCTCAGCGTAGACTTTGCTGCCCACGTCTGCCTGCGCGAATCCGGTGCCCTGCAGCACGAATTCACCCTCTGCCCAAACCTCAACAGTCAGATCGCCGGCACTGCCGCTGCCGTTGTCGGCTTCACCGACCGCAACGCCAACGAATCCATTTACGCCGGTCGCTGTCACGTCCGTGGCGTAGCCTGCAGCCGTCAGGAATACCAACGTGCCTTCGTAAATGTGCACTGACGCTGCCACTGGGTAGCTGCGTCGCCCTTCTCGCTTCTCGATCACCTGATTTGCCGTGACGGCCATTGTTCTGCCCTTTCAAACTGAGACCAACTCAAACCACGCCTGACCGTCAGGCTTTGTTTGCGTGCTTCACGTACTCTTCTTCGGTCATGCCGAACGTCATGCCGCGTTTCTGCAGGTCTGCAAACTCGGCTCGCAGCCCGGAATGCGGGTCGCTTTCCTGCGGTGTGACGGATGCCGCCAACACGGGATTTCGTGCAACCACCAACGCACTCAATGCGGTTTGTGTCTGTTCAACACTGAATCCAGCATCAACAAACGCATTGAACTTGTCGCCGGCTCCAGCCAGATCGCACAACGCTCGGATCTGTTTGCATCGCAGCCGCTCGACCTGTGCCAGATCCGCCGTTGCCGTCTCCACCACTTCCGGCTGCGCCTCAACCGCCGACAGATCCGCAGCAGGCTGAACTGGTGCCGGTGTCTCCGAATTCACAACTTCCGCCGCCTGCGTTTCCGTGGCCATCGGTGCTCCTTTCGAGCTAAAATAGCGGTCCAAAAATCCTGCGATGCGTGCCCGGACCACGTCAGGCGGCGCATCGGTAAAATATGTGTCCAGCAGTGCGGTTGCTTGTGCCGGAAGATTCCGCAAGTCCGCATCTGCCAGACTGAACAGCCCGGTTCGCGTTGCGGCTGGCGTGTCCACCACGTCCGCCGCTCGTAATCTCGTGAATCGCATCGGCCACCGTGCTGCCTTCCGGTCTGCCGGTGCCATGTCTGGCAATGTGTCCTGCCACTGCTGCAGATTTGATTCGTCCAGTGCCGTCGCGATGCTCACGCCGAAGGCTTCGGGATCTTGTTCGGCCATGTCCAGAACATAGGTTCCCAGATCGCCCTGCGGACTCGTGAATGCTGCGTCTGCAATGTGCAGATCCGCTCGAACGGTGTCGCCGTCCAATCGGAAATTCGCCCACCTGCCCAGATACGAACCCATGCCGTCATTGGACATATTCGGATGCGTGAATCGGGCTTTGATGCCGCCACGGGACGATTGCCCGAAGTCCACCACCTGCTGCAATGTCTGCATGTCGGCTGTCCACGGTCGCGCATCGCCTTCATTCAGGCTTCCGGCCTGCATGATGGATGCCCCGTAGATGACGTTGCCCTGACGGTCAACGCGCTGTGGTGCCGTGCGTGATGCGTCCGTCCGGAACATGCCTGCAGCTGGTGCGGTGTCAATTGTTTGCATTGGCTTCGTCCCTCGCTCGCATTTGTTTCTGAACCTTGCCGGCCCATGCCTGCCCAGGATCTCCACCCCACAGTGCCCACGCAATCCGACCGTTTGACGGATAGCCCGGTTCACCGGGGCTGAATCCTTCGCCCTGCTTGTCAACCTCGTGACGTGCGAAGAATCGCACCATACGGCCAATCGTGCTCGGGCTGACCGCCTTGCCGTTGCTCAAGTCGCGTGCTCTGGCAACGCCAACAGCAGTGCCACCGCGCTTGTACTCGCGTCGCCATTCCAGGCCTTGCCGTGCCTCATCTCTGACGCCTTGGGGCGGTCTGAAGTCGATGCCGGCGTATTTCTTCGGGGCAGCCAGCAGTGCTGAACCGCGTGCAATCTGCCCCATGTCTGGCGCGTCGTCCGTGTTGTCGCTGTCGTCCTGCGTGTCCTGCGTGTCGTCCAGCCCCAACGATGCCCGATAGGCTGCCACGCGGGCCTCCATGTCGGCTTTGACGAACTGCTCACGCTCGATCTGTTGCAACGTCTCGTCAAAGTCTCGACCACGTGCCGCAAGTGATTCGGTCTGCGTGGTCAGTCCCGCAGAGATTGCAGCAACGTCCGCCTTGACTTCCTTTTCGGGGTCAACCCACGGCCAGCCTGGCGGAATCCATTGGTGCTGCAAAAAATGGTCGCGGTTTTCTTCGTAGGTGATCGCGTCAATCGGCAATAAACCCTGCATGACAGCCCGGTCAATGAATCGACCCCAGACCTTACGCAACACCTGTTCAATCAGACAATACTGCCAATTTTTGAACGTGATTCTGCCATCAATCAACGCCAACCGTCCGCCGCTGAAATTGTTGGTAAACTGCTTTGCCAGCAACTCATACGGGTATCGCAGTGCGGCAGCCACACCATGCAATGACCACTCAACGTAGGGTGCCAGCGTGGTGCCCGGTCGTGCCGGGTCGCTGAACGTGATGCCTTCACCGTCCGCCAAGTATTGAATGCTGCCCGGTGCCAGGTCCTCAAGATTGCTCCGGCTTCGTCCAGCTTCGGCCAACGTCACAGGATCCGTCACACCCGTGACGAATGCCCCGTGGCAGGCTGCTACCTGTTCGGCAATCAGGTTTGCATATACGAAATCTTTCAGGTCTTTCAGCTTACCCATCGCAGGCGCCAACCACGGAACGCCTCGCAGCTGGCCCGGTGTCAGCTCCTCGTAACAGTGCAGTAGATCCACCAGGCTGACTTCGTCTTCTTTGACGTCCACTTGCCATGAATCGTAAGGCAGGCTGCGACGCACAAACGCAGAAATCGGCTTGTTGTTGCCGTCCAGCCGAAGGCCCAGCCGTCGCCGCTCGTTTGCCTGCAGCTTGCTGTATGTCACAACCGGGATTCGTGCCGGGCTGATGACCTGCACCGTCAGCGTCACAGGCTTGTCCGGGCTGTTGTCGTCAGCCATGTGCAGCCACGATTCGCCAAAAATCGCATTGCAGCGTTCCAGCTGTCGCTGCTTGGCGAAAAACTGCTCCGACTCGGCCCACTTGGCGAAGTACCACTCGCTCATGCTGCGGAATTCTTCCGCCTGCCGTGGCGTCAGAATGCCCCGTTCGGCCTGAACTCTGCACTGCGGTCGAATGCCGGTCCCGATGACGTTGTCCACGCGGCCATTGACTGCCGACGCCGCGAAAACGTCGTTTCGGTACAGGTCGTTGGCCCGATCAACCAACCGCTCCAGTTCATCCTGCAACTGGTCGTTGCTGGTGGTCTTTGGCGCGATCCAGTTTTCGCCGCGCAGGCGGTCATGGTCCGCCGCTTCCCATGCTGTGAAACGCTCAGCGGCTCGCTGTGCCATCGCCAGGCGGATTTCGTGATCCACACGGGCTTTGACTCGTCTGGATGCCAACGCAGGGCTTACGGTCGCAATAACGCGGTCCAGTCGCGTCTGCTGTGCTGCTGCATCGACTCGCTTGCGTAGATCAGTCATTGCGGAACCTCACAAGATTCCGAGACCGTCCGATGCCGCCGGATGCCTGGCGGCGCAGGTCTGCAATGCGTGCGTCCAGCTCTGCCAACCACGTGCTCGTCGGCTCCTTCTGCACCATCTGCCCGTCAACGGTGTAGCTCACCACGGGCGCACCGGACAGCAAAGCACCCTCGACTTTGTCGCGGATACCCTCAAACAGTGCCAGACGGTCTGCAGCGGATCGTGCCATGCTGCGAATCATGTCGCAGGATGGCGGGACTTCCAGACGGATATTCCAGTCGTCTGGAAGTCACTTCGCTTTTAATGCTTCTGCATCAATTCTGGTTACTGCGTTTTTTCTGAAACTCAGCTATATCACTTTCAGTGATACGCCAACTCCTCCGCTTCGCTTTTGGTCCAGCCACGTTTGTTGCCGGCAAGACTCCAGCAACAATCCATCCGTTCACAGTAGACGTGGCTACGCCAAACAACCTCGCAATTTCCAACATGCTATAACGCTTTTCCATATTGTGTTCCATTTCAGATGCTGCACAGACTTCTAACGCCGTTCACAGTATTGCACAGCACTGAACCTGTTTCAATTTATTTTCGTCACAAATGAAACTGATTGCGACTGTTTGCGACTGTGCTGCGACTATCGTGCGACTGCATCACTTTGCTTTTCGTCGTTCTTCGCGTGCCTTTTCGTAGGCAATGGCAGCCGCCTGCTTTGGCGGTCTGCCTTCGCGAATCAGCAGCCGGATATTTTCCGCAATAGCCTGTTTTCCGTAGCCCTTTTTCATCGGCATTTCTCAGCCCCTCCGGATCACAGTCTGAAAACGATTGCCACACCCACAGGCTCTGTACTGTGTCGAAAACTCGCCTGTGGTCGCTGTGTGCTGGACGGGTGAAAACTGGCCACACTGCGGACACGCACCGCAGCCGGGAACCCTGTGTGGTGCCGTGTAATTGCGTTTGACGTATCCCGGCGGTTTCAGTGGCTTCATTTCCAACCTTTCACGAATTTTTCGGGCTTTTTGCCTGAAATAACGCCGTTTTGTGGCCGATTTTCAGCGATTTTTTCGGCCCGTTTTCGCTCGAATTCTAACACGGAATGCCCCACAAACGCCAGATAACACGCATCCAGCAGGTGGTTGCGTGAAAATGTTTGCGTCCACTTCGTCACCGTGCCCTTGCCCACCTGGAATTCCTGCACCTCACGCTCTGCGGTCAGTTGTTTTGCCACTTCCATCCGGCCTTCCGGCTTATCCGTCCGTGGCAGCAACAATGCCGCCGCACTTGTGGCTTCCACGCTCAACGCCTGATGCACTCGCCGCTTCCAGTGGTCCGCGTTGTTCTGATACTCGCGATAACGCTTCGTGCCGTCCAGAAACGCCACGTCGTGCCAGCCCTCGCCAATCCTGAGTGTGATTTTGCTTTTGTCTTTCGGTGCGTGGTACGTCGTGCCTGAATGCTGCTTAAATCCGAACCCCTTGCACGTGTTCCACGTGTCATTCGTAGCGACGATGGACCGAATCAGATCCGTTTCCCAGCCGGCGTCAATCATGACGATTTCCGCCCCGCGTTGTCCGCCGTTCTCCAGCTCCCAGCCAGCCTCAAATTTTTCCATCAGCAGCCGCACAGCCTGCCGAATGGCTGTCGGCAGGTCCGTCAATTCTCGCTGGATCGGCTCATATCCGTAGTCCACACAAAACGGCTGCCCGCTCGTGTCGTGTTTTGCAATCACGAACCAGTCCAACTGTGCCGCTCGCACGTCCACACCGGCTGCAATGCGGCTGCAATCTGCCGGGACCAGCCCCCGCCTGTACTGGCTTTGGCGGTGCATCACGGTCTTCCAGTCCAGTGGCTCAACGGCCGTTTCCTTTGGCTTCGCCGGCAGTGCCCAGGTCCACTGGAGAATCTCCCGCTCTGAGTTGTCGCGGTCAACCTCACGCATCCCACGCCATTCATCCGCACCGACGATGCCGGCAGTCACAAAGGTGTTCGTGGCTGCAGAATAGCGGAAACCCATCGTCTTCGTCGCCGGTATCTCGCCGTGCAACGATCCATCCGGCAGAATGATCTGGCCACGGTGCCTGAGCCTGGCCTGCGTGAGTTGCTGAATTCGCTGTGCATCGTCAAACAGGATACCGCAGGCAGGGCAGGCCCAACGGCTCGCCGCCTCTGCCTCTGCCTCTGTGGTCGCATCGTGCCAGCCAATCAGATTGTCACGACTCGGCACAATGAATTCACCGCAGGAAAAGCACGGAAACACAACCTCGCCTGCTGTACCCTGGCTCCATTCCTGCCAGATTCGGCCCGTCTCCACTGTCACCGTCGATTCGAGATAGATCCGGGCTTGTCCGCTCGCCCTGTAGGCTCGCACTCGGCCCTCCATTTGCTTCAGCTTCGTGGCTTCGTCGGACTTGCCCCCGACCTCGTCCAAGTGGCTCACCTCCGTGACCACCAGCACCGGCCCCGTGAACCCGGCGCGTTTGCTGTCGTCGCCACCTGCGCTGATGAATTTGAGCGCGGCCCCGTTGTTGAACTGAATCAAACTCGGCGTTCCACCGCCAGATCCGCTGCCTTTGCGTGGCAGGAATTGTGCGTAGCGGCTGGCCTCAATCGCCGGCCTGATGTCCATCTTCCATTTGTCCGCTGCCATGTCCATCGTCGGCAGCCCGAACAGGACCGTCTGCACTCGCTCAAACAGGTGGTACAGAATCGGAATCACCACAAACGCAAGTGTCTTGCCCGACTGCTGCGGACCTGTGCAGGCGTAGCGGAAAAACTGCCCGGCATCGACCGCGTCAAAAAATAACCCGTGTGCCGGCTGGCGTGCGACTCGGAAACGCTGCCCCTGGTAGGGTCCATCGGGCAGGATGATTTCGTCCTCAGAAAACTGCCGCATCGTCCGGTATGGTCTCAACACCACATGCCGGGCAAATACGTCACGCAGTGCCGCCGCTGACGGCTTCGCGTACAGATCCCACGGGATCTGGTGTTGTGGTGTCGCCATGTGCATTTGTCAGACGCTCCAATCCCTGTAAGACCTCCTCATTTGCTTCCTGTAACATTGTCCACAAGTCGCTTCCAGCCACCCTTTTCAGGTGTTCGGCGAATCGTCGATACGGTCCCAGAATCGCCTGCACAGTTTCCTCGAAGTCGGTCAGCTTGACGATCTGCCCCCGCTGTTCTGCCAGCTTGATTTCTTCCTGTTGTGCTCGCGCCAGCCTGTACCGCTCCAGACCATCGGACTCGGTGCCGGCCAGCATGTCAGGATCTGACGGGACCGGCTGCGCCTCTTTGCGCAGGTACCACCAGACGCATCCGGCGTAAATCTCGATGTTGTTGTCTGAATCAAACTCTGGGAAGGTCGGGTCGTGCTTAAACTTCGTAAGGGTGGGGGAAGTCACCCCCAAAACACGGGCAAGCTCAGCCTGATTGCATCGTTTTTTGTGTCCCATGGTCTTAGTTACCAGATTCGCACACTGAAAACATCAAAATTTAGGGATGGGCAAAGCCCGCTCGCTGCCACCCCCCCCCTCCCGGAGGACCCTTCTCATTTTTGGGAATTCTCAGTTTTGGGAATGCCAGTTTGGCAGGTGCCATTATGGCACACCCATAGGGGTGGCGTCTCATGGCAGTGCCTTCAGGACCAGCACTCGGATACGCGCAACCTCAGTCCCTGCAGACGTTGTGAACGTGATTCGGATCGTTGCACTGTAATCGTCATCCTCATCGCCTGCAGTGCCTCCTGACATCGACCACGAAACACCCGTACTGGCCTCAATTGTAATCGGATTGCCGAATTGGTCATACTCGCTGACATCGGTACCAATCACCGCCAGGCTGGACATCGTCAGCAGTGCATCGTCTGACGTGATCGACGTGACACCCGTGATGGTTCGGCCCCTGATGGCCTCCCCCAAATCAGCGTAATATGTTTTCGACTCGGTCGTGTAATGCAGCAACACCTGATCAGTCAAACAGCATGTCATCGGCCTGACTCCATTGTGACGACTCTCGACCTGTAACCGGCCACACCAACACGGCCACGACATCCGACCACGTATGACCGGCCCCGGAACTCAGCAACCACACCACCGGAGAACACCAGCACCGGCGCAACACCCTGATCCGCCAATGCCCGCCCCGCAGCCCTGTATCCCTGGCTGGCCCAACCCCGCATCGTAAATCGGCCTGTGCTCATGCTCATGCCTTCGTCAGTGTTGTGGTTGACCGATTGCCGCTGCCATCCAGCCCGCTGTAGGCTGCCGTGTAGGTGTTGCCACCGATGCTCAGCACATACGTTTCAGTCGCCGTTTGTGCCGTGCTGCAGGCTCCGACCAACACGGCCAGCGAATAGCTGACACGATCACTCACAATCAACAGGCTTGCGGCTGTGGCAAGTCCGGCCTGAATGTCCGCGATTGCGTGCACGTGTGATGTCGGGTCGATCAATACGGTGTCCCCTGCTGACGGTGCTGTCACCAGTGGTTCCTCCAGTGTCACCGTTACCGTGCCGTCGCCGTTGTTGATCGTCGTCAGAATCGGGCTGTTCTGCTCTTGGCTGGCGCCGCTTCCCATCCACAAAACCGAGTGCTCTAACGCACCTGTTGGGTAGTTCGCACCCGAGATTCTGAACACGGTCGTTGTCGGTGTTGGCGTCGCAAGTATCGTGCCCTCGATGATGTTGTTCGATTTGCGCAACGTATCCATCAGCTTGCCGAATGTGCCGGCTGTGGTGTGCTGGTTGTACGCCTCATCCCACACCGCATCCGCAATCGCTGCGGCTGTCGGTGGTGCAGTTGCTAGGCTGTAACCTGTTTTGTCGTTGTTCGTGGTCACAGTCACACCAGACGTAACACTGCCCACACTGCCGGACAGATTGCCTGTGATGTTTGCCGTCTGATTCCCCAGCCCCGTTCCTGCTGTCAGACTGTAACCCGTCTTGTCGTTGTTCGTGCCCACTGTAACCGCTGCCGTAACGCTCCCCACAGCCCCTGTAACGCTCCCAACCGCCCCGGACACACTGGCCACCGCCTGACTCGTGCTGATCGTCGTGCCGCTCAGGTCCACTGTCGTTGTGGCTGCAGTCACCTTCGACCAATCAACCCCAGCATATCCCGCCGTTGCCGATGCTGTTGTTACCACGGTCACTTGTGCCGATGTGCTGGCAGATTTGTAAACACCGACCACAAACGATTCCGCGTCCGTCTCTGCCTGCGTTGGCGCGTACGTCCAGATGCCTGAATCAGTGTCACACGCCAGCGTGCCCGACCCGCTGCCCCATGACCCCGTGCCTGTCTTGACTCGCACGCTCGCCCCGGTCGTCTGTATCGTGCCGTCAGCCAGCAGATAGATTGCCCCGACTGCGACGATTGGCGGTGTTGCTGCATTTCTGGGATAGCTCATAGCGTTCCGCCTCCGATCACCTGACCACGATTCACGAACAGATAGGATTTGACCGCCGCTTCACTGACATACGCTCGACGCACTCGTCGCCGCTGAAACATGCCACCGCGACCGAGTTGATAGAGTTCGCGGATTTCGTTGTCACCCAAAACTCGACGATGAACAACGGTCTCCGATATTAACCCTGAAAATGGTGCCGTGATGACGCCGGAAGTAAATGCGCCACCGAGCAAAAACTGTGAGGTGCCGGACTGAATACTAACTGGCGACCCGGCAGTGAATGGGATCGTAAGCGATTTTTTCGCACCGTTAATAAATAGCGACACCTTTTGATCTGCATCTGCAATACCTGCATGAAACGTCGCGGCGATATGCGCCCATCCAGCAGCAGTGAACGTATACGCAGCACGAATAACGCGAAATGATGTCGCATCAAGGGCACCATACCAAACAAAATCAAGGCCATCATCATTTGCGCGCAAAAAGAACTGCCGCTGAGTTAGGCTGCTGTCTAATTTGCTGCATGAAAAATGATTCACGTTTGCTCGAACATTGATCCATTGCGAAATCGTAAACTGTGCAGATGTGCCGACAACTACATCATTAAGCACGTTTCCGTGCCCGACATAATCATTCACCCCGTCAAAATCCAGTGCGTACTGCCCGCCGCTGCCAACCCAGTCGGTCGCCGGGTCCATATTCGTCAACGTGCCCCAATTGTTGCGTCTGCTGTGATCATGCAGCCTCAGGCCTGTCGGCCCCAACGACGGACACCACGCGCCAACCACCCCATCCCACAATTCGGGGTAGGCTGATTCGTCGAAGGTGCCGAAGTCCTGCCAACTTGGCCTAGTCATTGATTACAGTCCTGCGTGGTGTCAGGATAACACGGCTGCCGTTGTCGGTCGCTGTGGTCTCGTCTCGGAATGCCTGCCCCAGATTGTTATCCACAATCGGCACCACATAACGCCCACGAGGACGCCAGATACTCTGATTCTGGATCAACACCGTGTTGCCGTCATTGGTCGCCACCAGCGTAGCCACCGGCGGGCCTGCCTGACGCAAATTCGCGTCCGATGTTCCCAGCGTGTAAGCCCCGTCGCTGCCCGTGACCTTGGCAGGCCAGTTGCTGTTGTCCGTGCTGCTGATCAGGTACAGCTCAACCGTGTTTCCGGCTGTCGGTGCCGTGCCGGTTTCTACTCGCAGTTCGACAATGTACTCATCCGCGAAATTTGCCCCCAGATCGACTGACGCACCCTGCCGGGCTGCCCCGCTTGCCAGCGCATCGAGAGACAGCGTAGCAGTGACGCCAGACGCTCCGGCCTCACCCCACACTATCGCGGTGCCCTGCGCGATCTCGACATAATCAGGTAGTGCCATCGCTCAGTCCTCCTGTCACTCTGTGCCACTCTCTCGCCGCACCCACCTGCTGCTGTGTGATCGTCTGCGGATTGTCTGCCAGCACCTGCAGCGCGTCCAGTTGTTCCTGCGTTGCCAGATTGTACGAGAGCAGCACAGCCCCCACGCCCTGCACAGTGCCGCCGTCCATGTCGATCGGTCTCCCTGCCTCGATCCAATCCACGAACGACATTGCAGCCCCTCGGGGAGGGTTTGGCAGCCCCACGTTTTGCGCCGCAATCTTGACGATTGCCCACAAGCCGCTTGCGATTGCTGCGGCCTGAACACGCTCCGCTGCCACCGGCTGCCGGATCGGTGGTGCAATGGCAGAACATCGCACCGCGCACCCCTCATCGTTGCCCTCGGCATACAGGGCAGCCGCCTGCGTGTCGCCCTGAATCAGCGTGTATAGTTCCGCGTCTGTCATGGTTGTTCCTGCTGTGTCACAATCTCGATTTCATCCACCACCTGCCGCACTCGATTCGCCGCCGTCTTCAGCAGCAGTTTTGCCCCGTTGAGGCTCTGTTGCGTGACGTTGTGCCGCTGCAGCCTGCCGTCCTCAGTGCCAACTGATTCCGCTCGCACTCTCTCTCTTTGGCACGCCCAATACTGGTCCATCAAATCGCCAATGCGGGCCGTCAACTCGTCCAGCTCCAGCCCGGCCTGCTCCAGTGCGTCCGAGAAAATTTGACAGCCCTTCGCATCGTCCGCCGTCTGTGTACTCGCTTCGCGTAAGTCGGATTCCTCCGGCAGACTCGAAAACATGCTCCGCAGCCAACCGTACAACGTGTTCATCATCAACACCCTCCGCCTTTTTTGCGGCCACCACAGCCGCCAGTTCCTGATTGACAACCACCATTTCGTAATACCCGCGAGTCAACGTCGCGGGACACAACACACCCGTGAGACCTGCCAGTACTCCGCCAGCCAATTGCCAGCGGAACGCCCGCTGCCGCCATGCCTCGACAGCACACAAAACGCTGATGATCCCGCAGGCCCAAGCGACCGTTGCCGTGTGCCAGAATTCTTGGGTGAAATCCATCACACACTACCTCTCACAAAACCGTTGATTGCATAGATGATGATCGCGATGGCAATGGCAAACACAACCGCCATCCACGATTTGCCCGTGTATTTGCCCACCGTCTCAAGAGTACGTTCCGTAATGCGGATTGACAGCCCGGGCATGGTGAAATGAACAACCTCGCGGTCGTCCTCAGCGTCATCGTCAGACTGTCGCTCATCTGCCATCGCATTTTCCGGCCTGTGTCCGTTTCGGGAATCTTCCCAGAATCCTACAGATTTTTTCCCCGTCGTGCAACATACGCTGCCTTTACCCGGTCGAGCAGCCCCGCAATCGTGCCCCGCGTGTAGCCTGTCTGGACCACCTGTTTGCCGTCCGGCCCGGTCCATCGCATCGCCGGAACCCTGTCGCTAAACCGCACCCATTTGATGGCCACGCCTGATTCTCCCAGTGCCTGCAAATCGGCCTTCAGCACCTGGCAGGGACCGCACCACGTTTCTGAATGGATCTCCAGCACCGGCAAATCCTCGGCAGCGGGTGCGGACACCACCGGCGGTTGTGCTGGCCGTCCGGATTCAAGATCCCGCACCCGCTGTTCGAGGTCTGTGACCCGCCTTGTCAGCGTGGCCAGATCCGCCACGGCTGCGGGAGTCGGTTCGTCCAATAGCGGTTGCTGGTCGAACGTTTCTGTCGTGAGCACCGCGAAGCCTGCCACGACACAACATCCCACGACACACTCTCCGGACACTGCTGTCAGTAACTTGCCAAGTAATCCAATCATGCGAAATACCCTCCGCAGCTCAACCATTGCCAAACATTGGTCCAGCGTAGTCCACTGGATACGGCCTGCCGATTATCGCCTCTATGATCTTGTGCAGCGTGCCAGACTTGTAGCCCTGCCGCGTTATGGTGTTTCCGTCTTCATCGGTCCACCGAAACGCTGGTGCCGTGTCGCCAAACCTCACAAACTCGAATTTGACCGGGTGGTCCATGTCGCTCAGCCTGCGAATATCATCCATCAGCGCGTCAGACTGTGGCGATCCGTATTTTGCCACCTGAATTTGCAGGACTGGTTTTGCAACTGGTGCCGATTGGCGTTTGTCCAGCTTGTCGAGTCGTTTTTCAATCGCGTCCAGTCGTGCGCAAATTTTCTGCAGTATGTCGTTGACGGAAGCGGGCGGTTCGTCGCCGTGCATCATTGCCGCCAGTGGCACCGCAGATACCACTGCAAAGAGCCCCGCCGCCGCAAGCACTGACCATGTCCTGATCATGCGAAATACCCTCCACCCTGCGTGATTCTGTCGTATCTCTCAACCATCCTGTCAGGCGTCAAAAGGTAGCCACCAAACGGCTCCCAGCTATTCCTGCACAGTTGTTCGTAGCATCGCCGTGACATCAGATAGTAACCATCGCCGTGAGAATTCCAGACGGCCAGATACCAATCGCTGCCGACCTCGATAGCCCAGATGATTTCGGTAGCATGTCCGCCGCCAGACCGCGGTGCCTGATCCATGACTCGCTTCGGTGCACCGGGCACCGTCCGCCAGCTCACGCCCCAAAAGGTGCCAATGTGCCCCGTTGAACCTGCAGCCAATGCGGCCAGCATATCATCCCACGGGGGCAAGTCTTTGACCTCGGTCACATGCGGTGCCTGAATCTGCAGCCCCTGACAACACCGCACGAATTCCGACGCCCTCCGGCAATATTGTTCGTAAGGCCAGACAGACTCTGTGGGCAATCCGGGATTCACCTGCAGGCCGGGAATTCCCTCGCACAGCACTCTGACACCCGAGTGAATCGACGTGCCACGGTCGCCGCCCACGTTTGACGGCTGCATCACGTACTCCGACGCATTATACGCGTAAATCTCAGACAGCACCGGCATGCGCTGCCGACCACTGCAATACCACGACCGCACCTCTTCCCCGTTTGCGGTTGCGTTCCCCTGGCAGTCGTTGCGCTGTTGTCGCTCCACCTGCATC